TGACACTTTGACACATTTGACAGGACAGATAGGTTTCCAACAGTTGCCATAGATTTTTACTTTTTACTTTTCACTTTTCAGAATTTTAAAACCACCAAACCATATTTTCATTCTCTTAGACACTTTTTGATTTCATATCTGTCCTGTCAATCTGTCACACATATCGTAGTCAAATCGGCGACTGAAATTAAAGTATGTAATTCCTTTGTCTTTTTATATACACCACCTCTACAACGGTCAGCTTCTATTAAGTCTTCCTCATATTTCTCAAAAGTATTTTGATTGTAATCTATAAAATACATACCGTCAGTAAAGTTAAATACAAATCGTAACTCCTTACCTTGTATCTTGCTAAAGAATTTACTGTTTGGAATGTATGTGGTCTCGTGTGTTGCGAATGGAAACCTCCTTGTCTTTATTTCATATCTTGCTGTATCACTTTCGGCGTCGTAGTAGGAACCCTCTGGCATTTGCTTTATAGGTTCGTTAAAGAACCGCTCCAGCTTTTTTATAACGGCTGGTTCCACTTTGGTCCCAAATTCTAAGTCCTCTTTTACAACGGTTTCGCTATCATTTACATTTTCTATGTTATCTTTTCTAATCAACCAACAAGGCATTAAGCTTTCTATATTGTTTAGCCAACTTTGGCTTTAAGTATAAATAAAAATAAAGATTATAATTATTAATTAAATTATAAAACATTATAATAGATTATTAGATTATTTTGACTTAAAGATTATAATATATGTAATATTATAAGATATAATAAGATATGCCAAAGAAATCAATTGACTACTCCAAAAATATTATATATAAAATCGTCTGTAATGACCCTACTATAGCTGACTGCTACGTCGGTCATACTACAGATTTTGTTAAACGTAAAGCCGCACACAAGTCCAACTGTAATAGTGATTATTCATTCCTTCAGTTTAACCTTTACAAAATTATTAAAGATAATGGTGGCTGGACTAATTGGTCTATGCTTGTTGTTGAGGAATTCCCCTGTAGCAATTCAGCTGAGGCTGGAACAAGAGAATACTATTGGGTCGGCAAACTGGGGGCTAAACTTAATACAAATAGTCCTTCTAAGATTATTAAGGAGAAACCAGAAAATAATAATATTGCTATTAATTATATGGAAAATCTTAAGGCATATATTAAATCTAAAAGACCCTCTTTAGGAGACAGCTCTGTTACTACTTACTCGTCTATCCTCAAAAATTTATACAAGAAAGTATTTGGAGAAGGTGATATGAATTTTGATAAGTTTGGTGAAACCGAAACTGTCTTGGAACATTTGAAAGACCTACCTGCTAATAAGCGTAAGACTATTTTGTCCGCTCTTGTTGTTATCACCGATAGTAAGAAATACAGGGACAGTATGCTCGTAGACATTAAAGACTACAATAAGGAAATTGATAAACAGGAAAAGAGCGACGCCCAAAAAGAAAACTGGGTTGAGCCTGCTGAAATAAAATCTGTATGGGATACATTAAAGAAGAATGCCGACTTGTTATATAAGAAAGGAACCTTATCTGCCAGCGACCTACAAGCCATACAGCCTTTCATTATCCTCTCACTACTTGGGGGGATTTTTATTTCTCCTCGCCGCTCTCTTGACTTTGTGGATTTTAAAATTAAGAATGTCAACAAAACCGACGACAACTTTATTGACAAAAAGGATATGGTTTTTAACAGCTTTAAAACTGCTAAATGCTACGGCGAACAACGTGTCCCAATTCCAACACCCTTAAAAAGTATTCTAACTAAATGGATTAAAGTTAATCCAACTGAGTTCCTATTGTTTGACGCTAATGGCGGACAACTTAGTTCTGTTAAGTTAAATCAACGTTTGAATAAACTATTCGGCGGTAAAAAGGTGGGCGTGAATATCCTAAGGCATTCCTATTTGACTGACAAATATGCCGAGCATTCTGCGAGTAAAAAGGCTGTTGCTGCTACTATGACTGAAATGGGTAGTTCACCTGCTATGCTTGAGACTTACGTCAAGACCGATTAGAACTTTCCCATTTTGATATCCTGGCCGTCTATTATTGAAGGGTCAGCTACTCTTATTCCGTCTCCACCTTTTCCAAAGACCTCTATTGGGTGCTTGTCTCTTAACTCTTTCTCCGCTGGCCTGAAAAAATGTTTCAAGATATATTCATTCTTTTTGTAATCTATACTCTTATCTAAATCGTCAAACAAACTTGTAAAGTGTTCGCAGTCCGTATACAAGTCCTTACTCCTATCTGGATATACATTTATAAAGTAGGACCAAGCCAAACAATACCAACCGCAAGCTGAGTTCATTAGTGACTGGATATCCTTTTTATTGTGAGGAACAAACCCTCCTCCTATAAACTCCTTGACTATTTGGGGCTCTGGCTGGCCGAAACTATCAAAATACGCCTTCTCTATCTTACCATTTGGGTAACGATTTACTTGAAAGGCGGTGTAATGGCTGCCTTCGTTTTTGTGACCGTCGTCGTCATATTCGTTCTCCATATTAATTATATACGTTCTATTGAACTTTAATCTCTTGCCTTGTAGATTATCTTTGAAGTCGCAAAACTCCAAGGGGATTTTCATTTTCTCTGCTAACTTCCATATCTGCGTATCTGTTAGAGCCATTCTATTATATATTACTAAACATTTTATATTTATTAATATATCGCTAAATTATTAATTATCTCCTAAATCTTTTTGACTTGGACTTTTTGGGTGAGTGAGTTCAAACTCTTCCGTCTTTGCCTCCGCCTCTGTATCCCTGATAATCTTAATCCGTCCACCACACATTATACACTCTTTACATTTTGATTTGAAGCAGAGCGAAGCTAACTTTATAACCATAGCACTTGTCGTTGCCACGAATGCGACCCAGAATGTCTCCGTTAACACCATATATATATTGCTTGAGATTTAAAACAAATTAGTTTTCGTTAATGTTATAGTCAAATTAAACTGTGTAGTCCAACCACCACCATTATCGGCAGCGAACCATAGCAACATATTTAATGGAACATTTCCACTCCCAGTATTAACCATACCACTAAAATTAACCCAGTCAGTCCAAACGACAGGCAAATAAGGACCATTACCACTCGCATATCCAAAGATTTTCTGGTCGGCAGAATAAGGAGTAGAACTATTGAAAGTAATAGGAGCATATGTAGAAAACGCTTGGTCTTGAAACTCAATATATAATCCTATCCCTTTATCGCCTGGAACTGGAAACTGATAGCAATTCAAAGCAAATTCTATTTTCCAATTTGTAGAAGTATAACCAGCACTTGGATTTAAACCGAAAAACTCATACGGAACTGGAAAATTAACATTATATACATTTTCCATAGTTTGTCCGCCAGCGTTGTAAGTAAAATTACTTCCTATTATTGTAGTCGTCAAACATATCGGCACGGCAGACTGATACTGATTAAGATTAGGGGCGTATAATCTTATACTGCTGTCGTTAGCGGTATTTTGTAGTAAAATATCTTGGTCGCCGCCGCTGGTCGTTAATTCTATAAAACCAGCAGCAGCAGTTACATTAAAATTAACACCAGCATTAATATTGGTATTATCATTTGAAGTTAAAACTAACTGATTGCTTGATTGAACCGTTAAATCAAATCCACCTGCGTTTTGAATAGTTGAAGAAGTTGTTGCTGTTGTAAATGCTAATCCACTTGGAGTTAAAGCAGCACTTTCACCTACCGTAGCCGTAACTAAAACTTGGTCGTTAAATTGAACTGTTGTCGCATTTGGTGCTGGTTCTAATGCCTGTAATGCTTGGTCTAATGTAGTCAAAACTCCTGCTAACTGTGCTTGGATTGTTGCGGAATTTCCTATAACGTAATCAGGTGCTTCAAAGGTCGCCATTATATATAGCCTGTGATAAAAAATATAACAAAACACCTAATTATTTGGCTCAACCTTTCCTAAAGGTTGGATTAAACAAAATAAGCTACACCAGAAGAAAAGTTTGTCGTTGTTGGCGTATTTGTAACCGACGTTTGACTTGATAAAATTCTTAGACTGGTTGAGAAAGCCATTATATTTCCTATATAGTTGGCAGCACTATATGGTGAATTTGGGATATTAACGGCACACAAAATCTGTATAATACTTCCTGCTATTGTTCTTGAAAATGATATAGGAACGTAACCGTATCCACTTGTTCCAATAGTATAAACGTTATTACCGCTTGAACCTATTACGTTCGCAAATGTTGATTGGGTTACATATGGTATCATTTGAGTTGTTGAACTATTTAATACCAAATCTATAATGCTGTAAGTGTTTGGGTTTACATTTGTCCCACTTGTAGGAACAATACCACTTAAAGGGACTGGGCTTCCTGTCGCTGAATTTATAGAATTTGCGAAAATTTGGTAATTAAATTCCAATCTTATCGTAGTGCTATATGTCGTAGCGTTTGGGTAAGGTAGATTTATTGTCGCTGTCCTTATTCCACCAAAACCACTTGCTGTTATATTAAAACCACTCCAAGACCAAGCTTGGGGAACAAAACCGCTTGTTATCGCCCCTTGGACCCACGCTGTCGTTGGTATTTTTGTTGTGCTATCCGTAAAAGCTGGCTGGGCTACGGTTGTTGAAGGTTGCCCTGTTATTGACAACGCTCCTGTTAATGTCGCCGTTGAACCTTGACAAAGAAGGGACGAAGTGGGGTCGTAACCTCCTGAGCCTCCTCCTGCTCCAATTAAAGCACTTGTTGGTGTTATTCTTACACCTGTTTTGGTAGCAGACCAAGACGTTAACGTCAAAGATTGAGTGGATATAGCGGAACCACCTACTACTATTTCACTATCCCCTGGTTGGACTATCGCATTATAAGCACCTGAGGTTGAATTTGGAAGAAAATACATATAATCACTACTTGTTAGGTCTGTCATACTCAAAGCTTGAATAGGATTTCCAGCAGCTGTAATATTCATATTAGTTCCTAATGTAAATGTATTGGTTCCAGTCCAAGTATTGTTTAAAGGTAATAAAGAGCCACCTCCTCCTGCTATCGCCGTATTCACCCAAGCTGTCGTTGGGACTAAAGCATTATTGGCACCTAATGCTGGTGGGTCATTCAAAGTTATCGGTGAATTGAAAGCAGCTGTGCCTTCTGTTAGCGTGCTGCTTAATGTTAACAACCCTGATTGAGCTATTGGGTATCTTACAAATAATGTTGCTAAATAATCTACGGTTAGGACACCGCTCTCATTAAGAAAGACACCAGCGTCAAAGATTGGCAAATTCTCTTGTGGTGGTTGGTAACTACTCATTATATATACTGTTGGATAAAATAATTATTAGTTTAGCATATTATTATTTTGTGTTTATATATGTATAATGGCTCCCAAGAAAAAGAAAGCTGCTCCTATTACTGCTGAAATCAAAAACTGGTATGAGGAAATGCCTGCTGAGTTCCTTGATAAAAAGATACCCAATCCTAATGAATTCATTCACCATATGACAATCCCATTTAGGGCCGTAGTGGTGGCACCTTCAGGGAGCGGAAAATCTAACTTTATCACCGACTTAATTTCCAAATTCTCCGCTAATGAAGGGACTTTTGCGTCTATTGATATTATTTGTAAGGACGACAAAGAACCGCTGTATAAATATTTGAAATCAAAAAGCGAAGCTATATCCGTTAAAGAAGGCCTTCACAATCTACCTCAATTGGATAAATTTGATAAAGACGTGGCCCACTTGGTCGTAATTGACGATTGTCAGTTGGATAAGGACTTGGACCGAGTTTGTCAATACTATATCCGTTGCCGTAAAAAATCCGTTTCCATTTTATTCTTGGCTCAAAACTATTTCTACATTCCCAAAGTGGTTAGGAACAATTGCTCCTATTTTGTTATTCTCAAAGTATCAGGACAACGTGAGCTTACTCTCATTTTAAAAGAACAAGGCTTAGGCTTGTCAAAAGAACAGCTACTCAATATGTATCATTACGCTACGAATGAAAAATTTAGTCCCTTGATTGTTGACGTGGAAAGTATGGACGACCTACAAAAATTCAGGAAAGGGTTTGACGAATATTTAGACCCAGCCAACTTTCTATAAACGTGACACTTTGACAGGTCAGATAGGTTTCCAAAGACTATCCAAAGAATATTTCTGGCCGATTTCTGAAATTAGAAATGTAAAAAGTAAAAAGCAATATGGTTATTGGTCTTGTCATTTCAATCTGTCAAGTGTCACAAGTGTCAAAGTTTAGGA